ACGGAACTCATCTGCTTCTGTGCCCGTGTACTGGGGCAGGTCAGTGATGAGTCCTGTGACACGGTCAGCAAATGTCTTACAGACACCAGCGTGTGGGCATGAGTGGCCAGCAGGCAGCGAGAAGATCAGACGATTCTTGAGTTTGCCGTTGCCGTTGGAAAATTTGAGGAGTTGCATTGGTGTTGAATGCGATTGATAAGCGGAACTAATGAATGAGTTTAGGGACATCTCGGGTCCATATTCCCGTGCGGGAACTTTACCAGACCCCTTGCGGGGCAAGCAGTTTAACGTCTTGCTTAGGACGGATAGGCTAAGACAATAAGTCAAGCCAGTGTTTGTAAATCCTTTTGGTTATATTGTTAAACACTTCATCTTTACCTTTAAAATCTTCTTCAAGGACTTCAGGGATTTTCCCTAGCGCTTTTTCTGTTTTGTTTTTTAACTCTTCAAGATTCTTTTGTGTTACTTGGACCATGTGTAGAAAAAGTTTTAAAGCTTTTAATTCATTCTGAGCATTCAAAAAAGTTTGGCAGGCTTCCTCTGGGTCAGAACAAGTAAGAGCATCTACTTTATCGAATACACAAAGACGCATATGCGAAAGAAGAAAATCAAAATTCCTTAGCTGTTTACCAAGTAAGCATGGGGCAGACACAGAAGAGTCAGCGTACTTTTGAAGACCTGAATCAACGGCCAAAGCAAAAGAAGAGATTGGAGGAAATTTAATTCCAACAGTTTTATCTTTTGCTGCATAACCATACACACTCAATAACTGCAAGCTATCCTTTACGCCATAGGTTACGTTAACTTCTTCGTCTTTGCTGTAAGCATGAGAAGCTACAATCGTAGTTCCCTCACTCTGTAGAAAGCTTCCTTCATATGAATGGTTACAAAAATCAATCCATGGCACTAAACCAACAGAAGACCAAGTCCTGGTTAAAGATGCAAGAACACTACGAATAGCTTGTTCTTTATCTACTGTATGCCCAGGGATTTGACTTGCCCATTCAATGAAAGAATCAATTTGCTCAAACACGTAAAAATTATCATGCAGTTCTTTTCTTTGTTTTCCAGTCAGCTTTAAATAAATTTTAAATACCTCATGGTTTTGTTCGTACCATTCATACGTCGGCAATGCATTGAAGTAATAAGCGTAACCATCAAGTGCTGTGGCCCCATGATTTGTGTAGAACTGATAAAGATATGCAGGAATAATAAGTGTTTTACGAATACTTGAAATATCTTCTTTAGAATGTTCAATACATTTTTCTGCATTAAAAAATGCGTTCTTATTTAAAACAACAAGTGGTTCGTTTTTCTGCAATGCAGCTGATGTAACAACCGTACGATCCCCATTGGGAGCAACTTTAATACTTAGCTTTGGATTCCAATAGCAATTGTCAACTTCTTTAAAGAAAAGTTTCCTGGCTTCTTCGGGATGCATTTACGTGAAAGTTAATTCATTGTCATTGTAACCATAAAAAAATATATTTGACAAAGTTCAAGGCATTGCGGATGTAGAGCATTGAGTCTGTGTACTCACGTCCATCCAATCCACCTAGCACAAGAGCTTCCCAGTGCTGAATGGCAAGTTCTTTAATTGGGTATTCCATTGGGTTCAAATTCCTTTTTAAGTTTTTCGTACTGTCTACGTTTCCTTTCTGCAGCTTTAATTTTTTTCTTCTGTTTTTTTTCTTCAAGCTCTAAACGAGCCTGGAACTCAACATCGGTTTCCATGCGTGTTTTATAAAGGTATGGGAAATACCCTTCACCATATTTATAAGGTACTAACTCAATACCCTCCCATCCTTCATTGATTAATTCTTTTATATAATCCATGTACTCATCTAATGTTTGATCGTACTCCACTTCAAACAGGACATAATCGTAATCACGAATCCATTTCTTAGAAGGTTTGTCAGTCATTCGAATACAGCCTCACCAATGATGGGGAATTGTTCGCAGAAAATCTCTTTGATTTCTTCTGCAATTTGCCTGTGCTCAAGCTGAGTGCTTACATCACAACGCAGTTGCAAGTAGTGGATCCATGAACGGAGTGTTCCATTCATATACATCTTTGTCTTGGTTGCAATAGGAAGTACAGCACGTGCGCATTCCTTGGCAACACCACTGCTAACCATCTCGCGATACAGATGTTCTGCATCTTCAAACAGATGGCCAATGCGTCGGTAGTACCCAGCAATTACATCAGGAGACAGGTCGTCAATACTATTCTGACGATTCTTGATGTCTTGCCTACGTAGATGTGGAATCACTGAGGATCCCAATGCACTTACGTCTGCATACCGCTGGCTAAATTCCTGGAAGCTGAAGGACCTATGTCGAAGTATCTGTGCTGAAATACCACGAGTTGTTTCGATTTCAACACAAAGATTGGCCATCTCAAATGGTGAATGATGCTTGTGATTAATCAAGTACTTCAACAGGCGTGGCGCTGTATCCATGTTGCCTTGGTTTGATGGCGCACTTACGCGTGCCATCTTCACAATCATTTCTTCTGCATTGGGAGTTACCCAGACTAACTTGGCACTAGACATTGTCATCACCTGGAATTTCGTTTAGTAAAGCATAGTCACCAATGATTGCAAGCGCTGCTTTGTTGTAAGCACGTGCTGCATCAATCTCATTGACATGGTTGCCAAGGTAGTAACGCTTCCCTTTGAAGGTCAGCATTGCCCTGTACATCCCTTTGTTACCTCGGCTTACACCACGGTATTGACTGAAAGCAGTAGCAGGTCTTGGCCTAGATGCCTGAGAAAGATAGAAGTCTTTATCAGTCATCTTCCTGGTGAGATAACTAGCCATTGATGTTCTCCAGCTCGGCGGCGATGACGAGAAGTTGGGCGCGGATCTCGTCCATAGCGTCCCAACGCACAAAAGGTGTGCCGATTAGTGGAGGAGCAGTCTCTGGCACCACTTGATCCGCAGCAGCTCGCAGGGCGGCGGCAGCAATCCAGCGGGATTCGTTTAGGCAGTCATCTGGGCCATAAGAGTTGGCGCCATTCGCCGCATCCAGCACCGCCTGCGCGGCGGGGGAGAGTTCAGTCATTAGTGTTCTCCAGTTCGTTGGCAATGTCTAAAATGTCTTGCCGAATATGGTCGGCTCCCTTAATGCGTGATGCTAATGCATAAAGAGTAGCAATAACAATTTGACGGGAATACGAATCAGGTTCTACTTCCCATTCAGCAATAGCATCAAGGATTGCTTGACTGGCAGGGGAAAGATCAGTCATCAAGTTGCTCCAGTGCTAAACGAATGGTATCTACCTCGGATTCACTCCAAAAATCTTTTGGATACTTGAGTGTCTCCAACGCCTGCTCTTTCAAGCTCGGCGGCTTGGGGCGCATTGCTTCTTTTAAGGATTCACCCATTGGAGTAATTCTTAGATGCGGTTCATTCAAGGTATTGTAATCTAGCCACTCTGCATCTTTTGCAAGTTGTTGGTCTGCGCCCCATTGGGCGGCAGCGATGCAGATGCGCTGCTCAAAGTTCGTCGGCAATGCGCCGATACAGTCGTTGGACTCGGTGGCTTGAACCCACTGCTCCACCAGCTCAGGCGGTGGGGTAATCGGGTGTTCAGTCATGGTAATCAGTAAACAACAGTTGTTTCACGCATGAGTTTCGGAAACTCATCGAGGTGACAGATGCGACCACGTGCATGTTCGCATGGTGTTTGCAGATGATCCCATTGGATCACAAGAAACTTTTGGTAACCACCAGACTTAATCTTCTTGGAAGTAAAGTTAACTACTGTTCCGTACCGTTGGCTGCGATACTTAGCTACCTCTTCCCTGGCTTCAGCACGTACTGCAACCATGCCATGAGTCTTGGGGCGTTCGGCAACACGGTCACCAACTTGAAAGATTCGATTGGTTCTGTTTGACATTAGACGTGAGTCCAGACTTTACGGTTGACAATCTTTGAAACATGTCCACGGTTAATACCGTAGATAACTGAGATAGCAAAATTAGTTTTGCCTTCTTGTTTCAACTTGCGGATGTCCAAGATGTTTTGCTCAGTCAACACAGAGAATCCATTTTTAGATCCTTGTGTATCAGGAAGCTTACCGCTTTTCTTAGGACCACGCTTGTACACTTCATACTTTTCAATAGTACGAAACTTACAACCGCAATCCAAGCAACGGATGTAGCGCTTGGTTAATGTCTCGTGATGATCAGTACACGTGACACGTGTGTTAGTTGATTGACACTGATGGCATTTCATTTGTTTCGTTGGATTGAAGTTGATCTAGGTCAAGAGCGTCAAGCATGTCGACAGTTACATGCGGGCTAACAAACTTAAAGCAGTCAACAATTAAATCATGTTTACGCTCCAATGGTTTGTAGTAATCAAACAGAATTTCTTCTGCCCGATCAAAGCCGTCATACTTACCAGTCAATTTCTCAAGTACAAACCCAGGCATTGAATCTACAATTGCTGGTACAAGTACCTGACAAACTGCATCCCATGCCCAATCAGGGATGTGTACAACAATCTGATCAATGAGATCTAAATCAATAGTGTCGTGTTCAGTCATAGAGAAAGACCCCCGCTTGCGCAGGGGTCCGAACATTCCGCATAGATTCTACGCTGCTTGGGCCTGCGTGTCTACCACCTGATCTAGCATTCCGTTTTCCTTAAGGCGGTCAAGCATGCCGCACATGATGTTGGCATGGGCATGGGTCTGCTCCATGAAGGCACGTGCACGCTCTGCTGACATGACATGGATGCCACCATCAGGAGCTACGTACCGCCAGCTGCCATCAGGCTGTGGATCGCCCTGGAGCGCAAGCCGCTCAGAGTTGTGGACGTACTTGATCTCTAAGTTGTGGTAGTCATGGAGACCATCCTGAGCTGTCCAGGTAGCACCAATGTTGTAACGCTGGTCGGCATCTGAATATGCATGGAACTCAGGGATGATGTGCTTGAAACAGGCAAAGATGTTCATTGTGTTTGAGTTGAGTAGATGGGTGATACTTGGGACTTATACCTTGCGGATGCCCAAGTTTAATCAAACTTTGTTTGTTACATATTGATAAGCATTCATAGCAATAGCTTTATTGCTATCAGCTACTTCTTTCAATAGTTTATTAGTCTCTTTCAAGACATTGGCTAGTTCACTGATTGAAAGTACAATGTCTTTTGTATCAATTGCATCAATGGAGTCTGAAACATCTCCTATGCAAGCAGCAATGATGTCAAGATAATTGTTTTGAGCTGACATAATTCAAATGTGCAATGTGTAGTTTGGTACCCGAGGTGAGATTCGAACTCACGCTGGAGCGATTTTAAGTCGCTTGCCTCTTCCGCTGGGCTACTCGGGCTCACTTGGACTTATGCTTACATCAATTGATGCATGCTGCCAAGTGTGGTCATGGGGTAATGGCTCAGTGCCATAACTCCACGTATCATAGTCATCTTCATTGCGAGGATCTTCTGAATCAACTAACACATAATCAGGTGTGCCATGAGTATGTATGTACTCACCAAGATTGGAGAGTGCCTGTGCTAGGAGTTGGTCGTCGGTGTACTCAGTCATAGGTGAATGCCAGCCCTAGTATCGAGGCCACGACTGGCAAGCTGTGCGGGCTCGCCTACATCATAGCTTATTTAAACGAGCAAAAATGCCATGATGTGCAAGAGCTGCTTGATTATAGACTTCTGCAGCTTCTTCTAGATTTGTATACGTTCCCAAGTAAACATGTTTTCCATTTGCTTTTATTTGGGCATACCATTTCTGTTTATCTTTTTTAAAACTTACACCTTTATAACCTGATGTATTAGAAACAGACTTAGCTCTGTTGAAAGAGTTGCCTGCCCAATTGGCAATGCGTAAATTTTCAATTGCATTGTTTGTTTGATCGCCATCAGAATGATCAATACAATCAAGACCAGGATCTAAATAAGTAGACAAATACCAAACAAGTCGATGCGCAGAATAACATACATTCTTTATACGGACTTGGTAATAACCTTGTCCATTACTTCTGCCAGCAATAGCATCTTTGACTGCTTTTGAGTTTCTAGTTATTCTATTTCTCAATCCAGAAGGAGAAGAAGAATCAACATAAAGCAGTTGCTTTAAAAAACTTAACTCTGGCATTGGATGGAACTTTGTGGGCATGACTTAATAAAAAGGACTTACATGCAATGCAATGCAATGCCTTTATGTTAATTAGCTGGCAAGCCTGTGCGGGCTACGCAGACTCTAGCTCATCATTGCGGGAATGCAATGCCTTGCTAAAGGCTTGTGTGTAAGCATCCTTCTGCTCATCCGTCAACCGTTGGTTGGACATGCCAACGATCTGGCTGACGCTCATCATACCCATGTCAACTCTAAGTTGAACAGTGAACTGAGGCTTGTTGTCAACCATGCAAAGCACAATGAAATGCTTCTTCTTGCGTACACCATCTGCATAGTCCTTAGCATTGCCGACGCAATTACGTACGGCCTGGCCCCATGCTGACAGTTGATGTGTGTCATGAGGCTGGAAGAATGACCAGCGTTCATCACCCACCTCAACCTTGACAGGTGATGGGAATAGATCTTGAGGCAGGCTAGCGTTTGGATGTTTGATCTTCCATGCTTCTGCTTGTACATGATCATGGAATTCAGTAAGACGCCAACGCCTTGGCGCTTCTAGAGAACCGTGATTTGTTAAGACATCGCTAACCATTGACAATGTGTCATTCCATTCTGTGAAATAAAATGACAGCTTGCCAGTTTCACTGTTTGTGTAATAAGACAAACTACTGGAATCAGTGTTGACCTGATCTTCGTAATGCTTCTTGAGTATATGAAAGAATGTAGCTGGTTGCATGTGATTGCGCAACCATAGCTGTACACTATCAGCTACGTGACGATCAAGACGGATGCCAATTAGATATTCAATATGTGTCTGATAAAAATCAACAGGGCAATCCTGCCAAATCTTATTAATGTAATCAATAGATTGCACCAGCTTTTCAATACGATTCCAAGGTTGAGTTACCTTGCGAAACAGATTGTTGTCTTCGTTCTCAAACATTGCAATGGCTTCATCACACTGGGATTGAATCCACTTGCGGAAGAATGGTTTGCCAATGACATGCATGATGCGATCAGCAATGCAATAAGTCTGAGCGTGATAATCATTATTGCTTTTGTACACATCAGCAAATGCATAGAACAAATCTGCAGATGGAACTACATCACGCTTGGCTTGTTCTGGATCCTCAAATGTATTCCAATAAAGTGAACGATCTTTGATGCCCAGGATTGCAGCCCAGTTATTAGTTACAATGCGGTCAAAGAATCCACGTGAATCAATCCACTTGGGTATGGTTTCACTGAGTGTGGATTCAAATGCTGATATGGTTGTCTTGATTTGTCCACCCTTGCCGTATGAAATGTAGGTAGGATTCCACCAACGGTTTGTTCTACCATTAGCAATGTCTTGCTTGGTTACCTTGTGGCGTACAACGCAGAACTCACTGCGTCCGTACTTAACATAGTCAACGGTTACTCTACTGTTGTTATCAATTAAAGTATGCGGAACTGTCTTACGTACTGAATCAAGATTCTTGTAGGCATAAGCATAGCCATATACGTAGTCATCTTCTTGTCCTTTGGGCGGCAGCCATGCTGCATGCCATACCTTCTCATAGTAATAGATGATGGCATAAGTAATGGTGCGTGCTGTTGCAGTAGCAACATCTACCACCTTGGTAAATCGAGTGTGACGATGTTCCACACTTCTGGCGTTGAGATCAGTTACTACTTCTTCAAGCTTTGTTGGTGTAACAACATCAGCAGGTATAAGATCAAAGACTGCGCCAAGTGGAAACTTGGGCTTAGCTTTGTTAGCAGTAGGATTCTGTTCACGCTGCAGTTGCTTAAGCTTGGGATCGTAAGCAAGAAGTTCTGTTTGAAGATTAGCGGGAAGACGGAATTCCATGGTGAGTTCGGAGTAAGTTCGGAGTTGATGGACAGTTTAACGTCATGTCCAGGACGTATAGTGTCAGTCGTTATCTACTGGGAGGAGTTCCCAGTTAGGGTTGAGGTCAGTAAGATAGCTGCAGAAGCCATCTTCGTCAAGAGGGATTTGTTCTCCCTCATCCAGTTCGAAGCTAGCTCTGCACAATGCAGGAGCATATTCTTCAGGGTCAAGGTAAGTTGACCGATGGATGAGACGCATGTCATCAACCACTGCTGTAACTGTGACATCGTTACCATCAATGACTGTGTGTTCAATTGCTAACACGTTCATGAGTTACACCTGTGTGAGTTGTTTGGCTTTAGCAAACTGACCTTCAGGTCCATACTTCTGGACAAGATCAGGGAATACATCAAGCAAACGCTGCCGATTCTTTGGATCAGCAAAGCGCAATGCTTGTGCAATTGAGGATACGAATGATCCGCCATAGCCGTCCATGCGGGCAATCATGGCGTGAAGTTCAGTTGAGTTCATGAGTTTAGGTTGAGTTGGACTGGATGAGTTTAAGGACATCCCAGGTCCATGTATCAAAACAACTTGATGTTACGTTTACTCAAGCCTGTGCCAGGCAATGAGATAGATCCACGTACACCAGATTCTCTGGCGTTAAGTGTTACTTGGAACGGACCAAGTTGAATTGATTTGGTGAATGATTTAATACCATGCTCGGTTATGTTAAACCCAGCAATGGTCTTATCAAAGTTGATAGGTGATTTGTCAGTCATTAAGTTGTTCTAATGCACGACGGATTAGTGCGTGTTCATCAGCAGTAAGTACTGACACTGGGCTTGGGTGGTCTTGCCCTCGTGCGTTCTTCAGCACTTTTAGCGCTTGCTCTTTCAAGCTCAGCAATTTGGAACGGCGGGCATCTCTTAGATATGCACCTGGATGAAGATCACCATTGTCGTTATACACAACAGGAGCATCACCAAGCCACTCACAACACGCCTCCAGCTCCTGGTCACTGCCCCAGCGGGCGGCTTGGGTAGCGATGTCTTGCTCGTAGGTACCGTTTCCTCTCCATCCCTTCCCTGCTTCATCAGCCCACTGCTCCACTAGTTCAGGCGGTGGGGTGATTGGATATTCAGTCATCGTAAGAATCCTCGTGGCAAAGAATAAATTTCAATTCGAAATACTCCGAATCGCTATTGTCTTTGGAGTGATACTTGGCTTCGAATCCACCAGATCCAACAACTGTTTCCTTGATGGATTCATTTAATAAATGACGTGCCATTGCTTTGAGTCTTTGTAATGTTGGTACTGAGTACCCATTACTTGCTGTTGTTTGCCAATGCCAGTCAAGTGCTGTCATGGCAATTAATACTTTCTCGAAATTAAATTTGTCAATGATCTCATTGATCATTTCCTTTTGATCAGGAGTCATTTGAGGTTGTCAGGCAGGAGTGCTTGAGTGTCATCATCATCCATATTTGTCATGATGAACTTTTGTCCATCGGGGGAGATAAATCCCCCGATGAAACCAATACCATGTTTGTCAGCTGATTCTTTCATCTTGGCTACAAGCTGCATAGCTTGTAGACGTTGAGTATCAATTGAGTCTGGGATGCGAAGGCTGTCAGACATTTGATTGGTGCGTAGTGTGAGTTGAGTGTGGTCATGGCAAGTCTACCAGAGCAGTCAAGCCATGACCAATGGTCTTAATGTTTCCTTAACCTTGCGGTAGGGTTGTTAGCGATGAAGCTCCTGGTGCTGACGCCATGCAGCTGTGTGCATTTCGTCTGCTGTCATAGGCGGCTCACCGCCATAGCCAAGGTCTTCATCTGATGGGTCATAGTCCATTTCGTTCTCAAGCATGGGGATAATCTCATCATCCACCATGGCAAGCATGGAGGGAGTGAGATGTTGATCCACTTCGTGACGCTTGCTCTCACGTTGAGAGATAGCTTTCAGTTCTTCGAGAACATCAGCAAGCTTATGGTATTCATTGAGGAATGATGTAGGTTTAGACGGAGCATTGATCTGAGAATCAATGATGTCAGTTACCTCAGCAAGCCTGGCAATAACCAAGTCTTTATGCTGGTGTACCACATCATCTGCAGTGAGTACTTCTGCTAGTGAGCAGAGAGCATCATGGATGAAGGTGATGTCTGTTTCTGTGAAGGAGTAGTGCTTAGTCATGGTTGGTAAGTGAATGAATGGTGTGTAGTACAGAGGTATTCCTTATAGATTAAGGTGTGCCTCTGGTACTTTCTGCGGGGGGTTTGGGGGGTAGGCCAGTAGTTATTTGGCAATACCCTTGTGTTATCTATGTCAATATAACGCTAGTGTTATGTGAGATAAGTTAATTAAACATGTGCGTATTCATTGAAATATTTTGCACAAGCTTCTTTATAAGCAGCATGTGCTTCTTCTTTAGTAATGAAATAACCTAGGTTGAAATGTTTGTACTTAACAGTAATCTGTGCAGACCATTTGCCTTTGTTCTTGTGCCAAACTACGCCTTTAAATCCCGTTGTATTTGTAGATTTCAAAGGTGTGTTGGCCATATTCTGAGATCTGGTAGCAAGCCTTAGGTTTAAAGCATTGTTGTTGCCTTTGTCATGATCAATATGATCAATGTCATGGGCACCAGGATCTTCTTGGTAATGCATGTAATAAATAATTCTGTGTGTATAGTACTTTTGCTTAAAGAACCTAACTACCCAATAGCCAGCTCCTTGATTAGAGCCGGCAATTGATCCTTGTTTTGTCCTGATAGTATATGTTTTCTTCCAAATAAGTCCTGAAGGACTTTCAGAAGATAACTGAAAGTATTCATTTAACAAATCAAGACTGGGCATTGAACGGTTCTTCATTTTAAATAAGCGCAAGAATTGATAACCAAGAATCTACGTGGTCCGGTTCGACTTCATCTCCACAGGGAGTGAAGCTAACCGAGTCAAAGATTTGTTCCTCGATGTCTTCGTTGCTTGGGATGTCGTACCATCCTTCGAGGTCCTCCTTGTCCTGGGCTGAGTAGTTGCCACCGGCTGGGATCCAGTAGCACCTGAGGACTCCTCGCTTGGTTCTGTAGACGTTACCAGTGCAGGCGATGGCGCCTTTGGGTGCGTCCTGGAAGTCTGTCTCTGCTTGGAACTGTTGCTCACCTTCTTCTTGGTCGAAGGGTTCGTAGCCGAGGGCGTCTGCGATGAGCAGTTGTTCAGGTTGAAGAGACATGAGATGAGATCTCCGATGAGTGTGATTGAGATTGAGATGAGTGTGATGAAAAGGATCACTGGATCCTCATCCCACACTTGAGTACGTTGCGTTGCTTTAGTCATTGTCAGTCACCGTGGTAAATGGATGGGTAAGCGTAACGCTCATTGTAATGATCGCAGGCATGACGTTCCTCTACAGAGATCTCGTCAATGCCATCCCAATCAGATTGATTGGACTCACGCATGGCTTGCTCCTGCTCATAGGCAATGTCTGCCATGGCATCAAGCAAGTCAGCATTACGTTGCTCATCAATGAATGCAAAGTCTCTCATGGTCTGAATTGAGTTGGAACGGTGAGCAGTTTAAGGTCATACTCAGGACCATACGTAGTACTTATGTACTAACGCATAAGTCTATTGGTGAAGTTGGGGATGAATGCATCATCACGACAAGGTTCCTTATAGGTCTTGTTCGTTACGATTGCATAGATGGCCGCTGGGGTCATGTCGTATGCCCTGGCAATAAACCCAATGGATTCATTGTATTTAGCACGGGCACGAATGTCATTAACCTGGGCATCACTAAGGAAGCCACGGTAGCGTCCACGTTTGATTGGGTCTTCCTTGAGGGGAGGACGTTGCCTCACCCTACGGAGAACCTTAGTCATAGATATGGGACTGCAGTTGACAATGCTAGCGATCAAGTCGTAGCGATAACCTTTGCAACGCAGTTCCCAGATCTGGTCTTCTTTCAGGACGGAGATTCGTGATTTCATTGGAGTCAAGTGGAGTGGATGGTGAGTAGTTTAAGGACATACTCAGGTCCATCAATACTTGGAATCTTAATAACCGTTGTTTATCAAAGATCTTAATAACTAAACAGCCATTACTTTGGTGCTGGCTGTTCGAGTGGGGGTCAGGGGGTGACCCTTATACTTACCTCATATATAGGTATGAACCTGCGAAGTCACAATTGTGTAGGCAGGTTTCAAATGATTGGTCATCTAGTAGTTGGTACCGTGCATGTTCCGCTGGTGCTTTCCATGATGCAGGCTTATACACAGTCCCTGTCTGTCTTGCGACAAATGCATGGACTGATCTGCCTTCATACTTGGTACCAGGACTAGAGACATGGATGATCTTGTAGTACTTGACCCCGCGCTTAACTTCGAAAGCTACGGGGTTGTTGTACTGTTTGTAGAACTTATCTTGGAGAGTCTCGCAGAGTTGTTGAATGCGATCCTCGATAAGTTTGGTGTTAGCGCTGAGTGTTGTCATGGTGTTGAGTAGAAGTTGGATTGGTGATGTCCATGCCGACCACTGCACCTGCGGTGAGGCCGGCAATGATTAGTGTCAGGGCTACCACGCAGATCTTACATAGTCGCGTCTCATGAGACGCATAATAAGAATCGAGGTGGATGAATTGCCCTGGCGATAATCGAACCGTGTGTTTCATGTAGTGTTGAGTGATAGATGTGTTGTGCAGACGGTGAGGTCTGCATAGAAGGGAGTATAACTCCCCTCCAGGCAAACGTCAGTCTTCGATGCCGTACTCCTGTTCCCACTTCAGTAACGCACGGTTGAGATCAACCTTCGTCTTAAGGAAGATGCAAACAGGGATCAGGTCCTCGAACTTTGCCATGCCATCTTGCCAGGCAAAGAAAAGCTCAAGTGCTTTCTGCCTGCGGTCTTCAATAGACCAGTCAATGCATGGCAGCTCAGCAGTGGAATCCCTCCTGGCAAGCAGGCGAGATTCTTGCGTGAGCAGATATTCAACGTATGAAGGAGTCATGAGTTGAGTCCTAGGTGAGTTGAGTTACAGACCATGAGGTCTGCAGAAAAGGGCCGAAGCCCCTTAGTGCAAACGTCAGAGTGTACGCTTATCCAAGCAATAGAATGCATCCCCAAGAAAACCTTGGGTGTAGATAAGCTGATGCCCTGGCTTTGCTGGGCATGTCTTGATGTGATGCTTGTTGATTAGCTGCTGTGCTCCAGCAGATAGCAGCATGCCTGCTCCTGTGCCCATAACGATGGCAAGCACAGCGTTTGTGAAGTCGTTGTCGTTCATGTCAGTAGTGTGATGATGTTGAAGGAGATTACATGCACTGGAGCTTACGCTCAAGTTCCATGTCGATGGAGTAATGATAATAATCCTCCATCTCCATAAGCATCTCCTTCATGCTTGTTGGTACTCCACCGCCAAGTGTACGTACGTCACGGTCTAGCCACTCTTGCCATTCGGCATCGGTGTCTGGGTCGAATGTATTCCACAGCTTCTCAAAATGAAGCTGGGTTGATTCGCCGCCATACCATGTGACGCGGTACTGTTGTTCGGCGGATGGTTTGTAGACAAGTGCTGGTGTTGTCATGGTTGAGTTGAGGTAGTGTTGATGACAGGATGTTGAGTCCTGCAGAAAACCTACCGCCGATACGAATTCGTATCAACGGAGGGTTAAGTGCAGGAGTCACACGTCAGTCTTAGGTGTAATAACGAATGCCATATCCTTAGGCATGATGAGTGCCGCTGCCCGAGTTCTGTACTCGTTCAGCTTTGCATCAATAGCCCCCTTAGCAGGTAACTTGGCATTCTCTACGAGTGTTGCTGCACCTTTGAGGAGTGCAGCAGTGTTCTTACGAAAGTTGAGTGCTGTCATCTTGAGTTGGTGTTGTGTAGATGCCACTGAGTGTGGCAATAACTGGACCAGGGTTTGCACCTGGCCACCCGCTTAGACGGATCAGTTGTCTTCGTCGTAGCTGTAACGCATACGTTCCTGCTCGTGTTGACGCATGTACTTGATGATCCCTTTGATCTCATCAAGGGTTAAGTGACCGGTTGGATCAGCCATACCTGGGAACCATACTTCGTATGTGGGTTCCTGCCCTGGATCGTTAGCTGCCATTAGCCCTGAACCTTTCGGTCCAGTGACAATGGATACTTCACCAATCCAGGTGTCGTGGTACACCAGGTGATAACCACCAGGTACATTGGAATGCTTCTGCCAACCTGTTGTCAGGTCCATGGATATCTCCATGTGTGCGGTGCCTATCTCCGCTGGAGGCAATACTGAGTGAGGGATTCGATCCCTCGGCATCACGCCTGTTACTCAGTTGGTTGGGTAGCTGTTGGCAGCACACCAGTCCATGTGGACATCGTGTGCTTCCTTAGGCCAGTCGTGGTTCGCACATTGCTGTGCTGTTGCCTTGTCCAATTGGTGCACGGTTACTTGCGTACCGATACCAATGAGGACTGCAAAGCCACAGATGACTGGAGCTACGTTGGGGAATTGATAACGCATGGCGTTGAGTTGTTGTGCGGTACCCATCTCCGCTGGGGGTAATAACTGTGGGAGGGTTTGCACCTCCCAACCCGCTTTAACGGATCAGTTGTCTCCAAGCATCTCGTCCACGTAGGACTTGATGACCTGGAGTTGGTCTCGGTTGAGTGTCTGGCTACGGCCATACTCAAGCAGGTCAAGGACCTGGAGCATGACGTTCTCGCCAGCCTCTTCACGAGACGGTACGCCACACATATCGAAGATCTCATCACGTGACATCTCAGTGATGTCGACGCAATCGATCTGACGAACGGTGGCGATGGTGGTGTTGGTCACGGTGTTACTCCGTAGGTGAGCTTGGTCTTACACTGCTGAAGTGCAGCTGCCAAGGTCGTGACCGACCGCCGAGTTGTCTGCTGCGTTTAACGTCCAGCTTGACGTGTGTCCCGAGTTAACTCACGGGAGTAACAATGGCCAACTATTCTATATGACCTAAGCCCAGGGGTGGAGCTAATACTTCCCATGTGCGATACGAATTCGTATCAATAGGTATAAATACCTAGGTAAAACGGTAGTGAGGGCTACATAAACCCCTGATTGCTCAGGGGAATAGGTAACCGTCAATCGATGGACGCAAGCTTTGCCTGCGCAATTGCTCGGCCTTCCTTCACAGTAACGTAAACCTTATAAGTCACTTCATCCCCTGGGTCAATGTGACCAAAGATGACGTAACTCTTAAGCTCGGCTAGCCAAGCCTGAACGTTACCTTGTGGCAGCTCACTCACTGTTACGCTAACCTTTCGGCCAGCTACCAGTGCGTTCGCTGCTTGCTCAAACCTTTGCATACGCTCAGTCATTGAATTGAATGCGATGGTATCCTGCGTTGTACGGATGCGCAGCCCCCGGTCTCTTATATACCCATCACGCATTTCTTTTTTTCTATACGTATTTCGTTACGCATGGGGTATTACAGAAGCGTCAGCAAATTTTTTCTCCTTTTTTGGTGTATATAGGGGTCAACCTTTTGGTATAACAGCGTACCTAACACGAATTAGTGTAGTGTTACCAAGGACTTTGCCCAAAAATTTAGACAAAAATGCCGGGGTTTGTGGCCCCGGCTGTGTACTTAACTAAACTTGCGTTTTTTTTCTTCTTCTCAGCCGTACTTACCCAACATCCCTTGGGCTTTTCTTGATGCAGCTATTGCTTGACGGTAAGAGTCAACGTCTGGACGCTGTTTAATAAGTTCTTTTCGCGCCCCAGAGATAAATGCATGCACATCGAGTGAATCTGCACCACTCGCTGCTAGCTTTTGGGCTTCGTTTGCAATTGCATCAATGCCAGCAATACGCTCGGCTCTGTTCTTGGGGTTCATCTTGGTACTTACAACCCAAATTCCGTTGTATTTTCTTTAGTTTAACTTACCCTGTCATATTTTTATGCCGTAAAATAACAATATCAGGTAAATGAAAGACGGTAGTTACATCCATGCCACTCGCCCCTGCTGATTTTGCCGCATATAGCCGTGCCACTGGTGCACCGTACCCCGAAGACTCGGAGGAAATGGCGCAGATGGCCCCTGCGGTAGCTGAATTCCGCCGTAATCAGCTCAAAGCACCTCAACAGGAGTCAAACCTACTTGCCACTATTGGTGCCGCAGCCCTGGGCCTTGGTGCATTAGCTGGTGGGGCATACGGCGCCAAGAAGTTCTTGATGGCTCCGCAAGAAGTCAGGCAAGCTGGACGTAAAATCACCGATCTTCCTAGTGCCGAAGCTGCTTTACAGACTGCCGGACGCTACAAACCCACAAAGACCACACCACCTCCCTCTAAAACTGCGGCACCACAGCCAAAAGCTGCAATTAAACAAGCTACGTTAGATCTTTCTGTTATTCCTTTCTCGGACGTAGAAGTTCCATACAAAACATCTAAGCCAGTTGAGTTTAAAGATCTAGATGTACCAGCGGCAGAAGACCGGGCTCAATCTTTTGCACAAAAAGCGGTTAGTAGTCTTGTTGATATTCAAGATACTGGTATGCCTTATGTCGCGGCAAACAGTCTTGACGCTCTAGAAAGTTCCTCTGACCAACTGGATGCCAAATTTGAATCTGTAGTCCAACGCGACGTAGATTCCGTTCGTTACAGCAAGCCTATTGTCGCTGTCGAAAAATATAAAAGACTCATGGCCGAGATGGGCCAAGTGGGTGCTGCAAAAACAAATTTAGACGATCCCGCAACTTCATTAAAGCGTGCGTCGTACGAGTTTGAAATGAATGATTGGTCTGATGGACCGCCGGAGCATTTACTAGATGATCTAGGTAATTTCCTTCAGCAACAAGAATATCGGAACGCACCTGCTACGTCTTTTAATCTGTCTGGAGCACGTGGAGATCTTCCCGGTGTTTCCCAAATGTCAGCACAAGAGCGAAGAACATATGGCAAACAAATTGGTTTAGATCTTCGTCCGTCCAAAGAACGTGAATCTACTGGTTTCTTTGGTGCAGATGTTGACATGAGTGATATTGAGGGCGCTGTTCAGGGACCTTCTGTGAAAGGTTATGCATCTCCTCAGCGTACAACTCCAGTAACTGTATCCAAACTTGAAATCGCCGATCGCATTTCAGCGGCGGCTAACTTTACTCCTGGCTCCTACGAGCATCAACTACTTTTAAACCCAACTGTACCCACTGAAAAGATTCGTGGTTTACTTGGTAGCACTTTGCGTGTTGATGCCGGTCGTGTTGGCACCAACTTAACGCATGAGATCACCCCTGGTGCTCGTGCCAGCATGACTGAAGTACCTGGGTGGAAAGATGAGCAAGCCGCTCGTCGTGCACAGATGGGTCAAGAGGTGGTCTATGACGAATATGCGGGTGATACGCCATACGTCCAAACAGTGTCTTGGGATGATTATGAAGGCGCCACAGATCTTGGTGAAGGTGAAGGCCCTGGTGGCTTAACGCTCAGTCGTACGTTTGATGAGCGCACTGGTAAGAGCCGTACCGATATCCCTGGTCAATATCAACTTGCCGTTGGTGGCACACAGTCTCCAAGAGGTATTCGTCCTTTAAATCGCAACAATGAAGAGCTTTACACCCGTCAAGAACGCATTGACCGTGTGATGCCAACACGGAGCACAGAGGAAGGTGATACTTCTCGTGGTTTCAGGATTGACGAGACAACAGGACGACTGCGTTTTGAGGGCGCTTCGGAGCGTGATGAGACTGGGCGCTTACGTCCTACTGACCCCACCATGATGATTGAGGGTGACTACGAGGATAAGCTCGTTACCAAGTTAGTTGGTGGGTACCAAGGGGTGACAGGGGAGCCTAATGCCATGGTCTCTACCCAACCAACGTCTGCTTATTACGAAAACATTAAAGCTGGGCGTAATGACCCCCGTCTCGTAAAAGGTTCTGATGGCCAAGTCTACTTACGTAGCAGTAAAACACAAATCACGGGCGAAGAACCCCTGGTCGCACAGGTAGGTGTTCGCACAACCAACCCAGACGGCTCAAAGGGATCTTATGTGTTCCTGGAAAATCAAAAACTTCAAAATATCCAATTACCACTCAGCACCCTTACTGAAATTGTTCAAGATGCCAAAGATACTTACATCAACAATCCTTCTGCCAAGAAAGAATTTCTTTCTCGTCGCCGTCCGGAGCTTTTAGAGCAAGGTATGCGGGAAGGGAAGTTGTTAGGTGAAATGGGGGATGCGATTTCCTACAATGACTTCCTCATTGAATCTTTAGACAAAGGCTTGCAGTCCCGTGGCTACAAGCTCCCCGTCCTTCAGATGCGCAAACAGGGTTACTATCCCAAAGCCGCACACGAATTCATCAGTAATGTTGGCCAAGTTACCAAAGAAAGTCCCGTATACGGTGTGCCCGTTGTACGTGGCGAGTCAGGCGGGGTTATTTATGAGCGCACCAAATTTGGTTGGACTCCCAAAGTAGATAAAAGTATTGAAGCAAGACCCATCCCAGGACAACTGGAAGTACGTGGTACTGGCGGCGTAGATGCTATGTCTATCGCCAATGACTACGAAGGCGCGGTTGCTTACCATTCGCCCCGTATCGAAAGTGCACCTCAGGTTGTACGTGATCGCCGTACGGGTGACGTACTTACTGCAAGCACAGCGGCACAAAGTGGTATGGGCCGACTTTCAACTGGAGAAACCGCCCCTCAGCTGCGACCACTACCCACGCGTCAATTTACAGTTCATCCAAACGTTGCCTTGCGTACCGTAAATACCCCTGAGTTTTCTTATGTAGCTACTGAATTCCTTCCGCCTGTTTTGCACGAGTTTGATGTTGATCCTGAAACCGGACGCCGTTATCAAACAGGTAACATTATTAGCCAAGAACAAACTGTTGAACGTGGGTACAAAGTACCAAATCAATCAACTTCTGCAAGCCTTGGCATCACTGGAGCGCAACTTGCAGGTTTACGTCAAAGCATGGAAACAGCACGCACTGGTTATACGGCACCTTATATTAGCAATATTGGCGGCGGTTTCATTGCAAACACAAAAAAACCTTTTAGCAGTAATGCTTTTTATGCAGATGGTCCTGTCGGAGGTATGTTGCCTCTTGGGGGCTACGTTCAAACAGGCGAACCATATCTTACCCGTTTTGGTTACTTGAATCCAAACGAACGTGGCGTTGGTGCTTCCCGTAATTTAAATCTGGAGATGGGTCCCCAAGCTACGTTTGCAAGGCCTACTCCTGGACCAGAGTCTTCCGGAGCTGGAAACATCTCAACTTATGATATTAACCAAGTAATGAAACAAGCACTGGCACAGGCGGGACGCCGCCGTGGTTCACGGAAAGGTTAATTATGACTGAGAAAAAAAAGAAAGATAAAAAGTGGATTCAAGGCGCTGACATCAAGGAAGGCGCTTTCACTGCCAAAGCTAAACGCAAAGGTATTACCTCTGCTCAGCTTCAAGAAAACGTACTATCCAACCCAGATGAGTACGACGATAAAACCGTTAAGCAGGCCAGGTTACGTGAAACCCTGGTACGATTAAAACATAAGAGTAAGAAGAAGTAATGGCTAAAGATCATCGCTTAGCTCTAGACCGTTATATTGATTACACGAAGGATCCTTTCGTTAAAAAACGTAAGGTTGACTTTGACGATTCATTCTTATCAAAAGCTTCCAGTGGCACTGCCCCCTGGACGCCCAGCCGATTTGATGAGTCGGATTTATTGCGTCGTATCCAAACACGCAAGTTACAACTCAACCCAACTCTTAACTTTGTTGGAGACACACCAGAAGAATATGAGGTGTTTGCCAACATCGGGCGTTTTACTCGTAAAGAGAACTATGACTTTGCAGAAGGTCGCGCTAGGACGCCCCTGCGGCCCGAGGAGCAGCCTGGATTCTCGCCTGTGTGGGTAGAGGCCTATCGCATCAGTCCTACCGTCAAGCCGGAGAAGCGTGCGTCTAATCCCATGCCTCGGATGAGCAACCCTGATCCTAAGGGTTACATGATGGCAGCTGCCGAGAAACGTGCAGAGAACGAAGTGAGTGGGAACAAATCAGTTGCTCAGCTTCTCGATAAATCAAGTGAGAAGACTGAAGTCCCAGCTAAAGAAACAACTGGCAAAAAAGAAGTTTTAACCAAAAAAGCAACTGACAAAAAGGGAGAAGTTATTAAGAATCCAGAAAAAGCCTAGGTTTATAATAAGAACAAAAGGGTAGATAAGTGTCATTCCAGCGGTTACTAAATTTTGTCGGACGCAACATAGGTGACGTCGCTAAGTCTGTGCTGCCAAACACTGCCATTACCGCTGGTTTTGGTTTAATGGAAAGTCCGCAAGCAGCGGCGGTCTATGGACTTAGCGACCTTGCGTTATCAATACCAGCTACACTAGCGGCTCGTGGACTTGGAGCCAAGATTACTAAACCCGTGCTTGGCGTTGCTCCAGAAAATGTTAAAGGGGGCCTAGAACTCGCTGCAAACGTCGGTGCACAACTTGGATCTACTATGGCAGCCGGTAAAATTCTTTACGGTAACCAGCAGGCAACATCTCCGTTGATGCTGCAAGAGCAGCAAATGATGCAACGGGCTGCTGTCAATGATCTTCAAAACCAATTGGTTTCTCCTGGCACACAATTTCAAATGACAGGGTTACCGTCTCCGGAACATTTTCAAAGTTTACTTAATCAACGTAATAACTCAGCTCAGTATCTATCGCCAGAAGATCAGTTGTTACTTCAGCAAGCTCAGAGGCCGATCGCATGACTAATCCACAGTCAGGTTACAAAAAAGGCTGGGAAAAAGGTGTAAACCTAATGAAGACCGCTGATAGCTATAACCTATCAGTTTTGTCGCCATCATTTAAAAAACGCTTAGCCCAAGAAGGCGTAACATTAAGGCAAACACCACAGCAATTTATTGGAGCCTATTCGGCACGTCTCGTTGCTGATGTGACAAATGATGGCACTCGAATGCTTTGGTGGCGTTACAACCAACCTGAAGGAATTAAACATCAAGTAGCCAGAGCTTCTTTAGGTGACAAACTTGCAAAAGAAATGGGTCCTGTTAAAACAGGTCTTGCATTTACCGCCGCCCTTGCCCCATCTCTTGCATTAACTGGTTCTTACGACATTACAAATATCGGCGAACAGTTTAGACCTGAGGGTTTTGCACAAAGGTACGCAGAACCTGGCTCAGAAGATCGCAGAGAATCTAGTCAGCCAGGTCTTGAGTTATTTGAACGTTTATTTTTACAGCGTTCTGGCGGCCCATTAAAGTATGAAACTGCCAAGGCGGAAATTCCCAGTCTTACCCCAGAGCGTTATGGTAATTACATGAGGACTTATTACCAAGATCCTGGTGTACTTGGCGTACTTAAAGCGACACCTGAGAATTTACAGGGTTACCCAGAAGCGCGTCTCCTTGGCTTCCCAATTACCATCCCATCCGTCACTGCAGCCGCAGGTGGCATTGCAGGTATGGCTGCTGGTGCGCGCATTGGTGGCCCCAAGGGACGCGCAAGGAAGACCGTTGCTTCTGCGTTAGCAGGATCCCTTGCTGGTGCATTGACAGGAAATGTTGTTAACGAAATGATTGCAACTGCCAACCGACCGAAACTACCGACTATCGGAGAGTATTCACAGGGAATGCAGTGATAGAATTTATTCTATAGAGAGTCATAATCAAGGCATGGCCGTTAACTACGCGTTCCCAACAGACGGAATGATGGGACCGTCAACCCCTATTGATCGAATTACTGCAGGAAGCAGTATGTTTGGACCAGGGGTGCCCACTCCTGGTGGGCAAACTGTTAGCCGTGAAGAGTTAAAGCGACGGATGAAAGAAAGTGCACAAAAAACCCAACAAGGTGCTCAAGATTTTTTAAAGAATTACGGTGGGTATGGTCGCGTAGGACTTGCTGCTTTAGGAGCACTTCCCGCAGCTGGCACGGCAATGGAAGAATTACAGGCAGGCCGTCCCCTTGGCGCTGTAGCTGCACTTGCTCCCGCAGGCTTATCCGCCGCTGGTTCCGCACTTATAGGTAAAGGTCCTTATGGTACTGCTGCTGGTATTGCCTTACTGGGTCTTGGAGCTATCCTTCCAGGAGCTGCAGCCTCTGGAGCTGAATCTACTCGCCAAAAGTTAACAGGTGAGCCTACCAAGGGTAAGGAGGGTGAGTTCAGTACCCAGATGGCAATTAACAAGCAGCTGGCTGAGCTTGGCACTACACAATACCGTGACAACATGGGCGTGTATACCAGTGCAATGCGTGACTTAAGTAGTAATGCTTCTAATCAAGCTTACCTTGATCTGCAGCGCAACATTCCACTTCTCAATCAAATGAAGAATGCTGACCTTACCCGCCAGCAAGCATTGTTAAATACGCAGAACCAGGCTTATATGCAGCAAGGTGTTGTTGCAACTGCTGGTGCACTGGCACAAGGCCAACAGGCTGGCACCTTTAACCTGGCACAATCTTATTTACAGAATAACCCTTACGCTAATTCTGTAATGCAGGCTCCTCAAATCCGTTTCGGTTGATAAATCATGGCATCTATCTGGGGTGATACAAGCCAACTAGGGGCTGTTGCAGGGGCACAAACAATGCCGGTTGCCGGTAAATATGGCTACTTGTCTGGTTTTTCAAACCTGGCCGCTGATCCAGCGTTAAAAGAAATGGACCCAAAAACTAAAGAATTTGCGTTGATGTTTGGAGCCATTGGCTTGCAGAATGATCTAGCCGCTCAAAGGTCAGCCGATACCATGGATAAATTACTGGCATATCAAGAAAGAGCGTCTCAAAAAGCAAATGAAATGGGAATTCGCAACCAAGTCATTGGTTCGTTCCTGAAAGATGTACCTGCTGCATTTGGTGCTGCAGCAAACGCACGAAATCAATTTTTACCGCAGCAAGTTCAAATTGCAGCTAATTCAATGCAAACAGGTAATGCACCGTATACCCCCCGAAACTACTACGGTTTTGTCGGGTAAAATAAAAGAATATAGGTAGAAATTATGGGGCCGTTCGCAGCAGGAGCATCTTTACTAGGCGCAGGAGCATCTGCAGCTCCTGCAGCAGGCGGTGCAGGCTTGTTAGCAGGCCTTGGTCCCTGGGGCCTAGCATCTGCAGGCCTTCAGGCAGGTGCATCTATCTTTGGTGCCACACAGGCTAGAGCAGGTGCTAGAGACGCAATCAACGCAGCAGAAGAAGCTAAGGCCCGCGACTGGGGCTTTAACATGTTCATGATGGATCGTGATAAAGCCAAGCAAATGGAAGCCATACGTGAAGGGTTAGGCGTCATGCAAAGTCCTCTCTTCCAGCAAAACAAATCACAGGAATACGGACGAGCTTTTTCACTTGCTGGTAAATATGGATTCAACCCCCACACAACTGCAACAGCAATAAGAATGTTTGGCGGTTGATGCTTTTATTGTAAAATTGATATAACGCAAGGTTTTAAGTATGGCTTCTAATTTGGTAGGCGTAGGCGCGAGTGAAGGCTCCCATACTACTAATAGTCTTTTTGAGCAGTATCCGGCTGCTGCGGGCAGGCTCTCAAAGAAAGAAATAAGGGCTATTAAAGATAATACCCGTGAGCTGTATAAAACTAGCCCTAGCGATGCACTCTCTTATCTAGCTGGAACCAGGGGATACCTTAATTGGCGTCCGGATTCGCTTATTGCCAAGTTGAATGCTAAGCCCGTCGACTATGACAGGTATAAAGGTCTTGCCGGGCAGGCTTATCAAGATTTACTGGGACGCTCGATGAAAGAGGATGAGTGGTCTCCACTATTTGAAAGCGCAAGAGTAAAGGGCATCAAGGATCCCAATGTATTTGACGCATTTATCAATCAACGTCTTGCTTCGACTCCAGAAGGCCAACGCAAGATCAAATCAGAAGCAGATATTGCGTGGGAATCACAGCACGGAACCATGCCACGCGATGCTCAAGGTAATTTAATCAGGGGCATGGTACGGTACGACCAAACACGGGTGAATTCCATGATCGGTTCAATGCTTGGTCTTGCTTAATTACAGGCAACACAAAACAGCGCAAAGTAGGTATAGTGTACTGAAATGCGCTTGACGTTAAATGCCTGAAAACTTTTCCCTAATTAAAAAAACATTACGTAAAAATCCGGCCTTAGAAATTAGGCAATCGGACGTTCATCGCTGGGGTGTTTTTACTAAAGAACAAATTAATAAGCACGATTTACTGGAAGAGTCTCCTTATTTTGAAGTTCCTAACAATCAAATTGAAAGCGCTCCAGAATGCGAGCGTTACTCTTATTGGTTGACTGATAGCAGCTATTTAATAGGTATGGGTTATGCTGGATTGTATAACCATAGTGGACTTCCAAATGCTTCTTATGAAATTGACTATGTGAATCAAGTTATTCGCCACTATTCAATTTTGCAAATAGAAGCAGATCAAGAGATTACTCTTGACTATGGAAAACATAACGCGGATCTGTTTCTTTCGAATTAAGGAGATTTAAAAATGGGGATGATGAGCAGCGGCATGGGCGATGGCGGCGGCGCAGGAATGTCAGGTAGCGGTAGCGGTAGCGGTAGCGGTAGCGGTAGCGGTAGCGGTAGCGGTAGCGGCGGCGCAGGAATGTCAGGTAGTGGCGGTAGCGGTAGCGGCGGTGGTCTCACCTGGTACATAGATGCTCTCAGCATGGGCAGCATGGGTGATAGCGGAAATATGAGTGGAAGTATGGGTGATATGAGTGGAAGTATGGGTGATATGAGTGGGAATATGAGTGGGAATATGAGTGGGAATATGAGCCCTTATGACGGGACGGTAATCCCGCCATTTAATCCAAACGGCCCCGGTCCCCTGAACCCTGACAATGGAGACGATGATGACGATGATGACGATGATGACGATGATAGTTACACAATCCCCCCTGGATATATTTCGCCGGCTGAGCTTGAAGCAATACAAAATGCTGCACATTACAACACTCAATTACAAATTGCCCAGCTCCAACAAGCTGGAGAAACTGAGCGCACAAAATACATAGAAGACAATAAAAAGCCACTGTTACAAACGGAAATCAGCGGGAAACTTGACTTGCAAAAAATTGTTAATGCAGGATACACTCAGATTTCTCGAGTAGAGCGCGGATCTAAAATGATGGGCAACATCACTAGTATGTTCAACTTCTAAGCTGAATATACTAAAATAACTGTAGAGATTTCTCTTTAAGCAAATGGTTTACTCGATTAATCAAGCTACCGCCGGCAACCATGGTCCTCGTCCGACCGTGTCCGGACTCGTGGCACAGGGCATGAGTCAACTTGAGGCACAACAAGCAGTTGATGCCTGGCTCGAACGCGAAATTGGTGGCGGCATGTCCAAAGCCGAGCTTCAAGATTTTGAAACCCTTGTTGGTCGCCTTGAAGGCTCTAAAATGCGTCAAGCTGCCCAAAGCAACCGCGCACGTCAGCGTGACACCATGGCCGGCGGTCTCGCTAGCATGATGGGTAATTTCTGATCTATCTAATGCTTACTGGTAATGCCTGAAATTGATTCCAAAACTGACGAAAGTTTCGACCTCAAGCGTTACCAGCAAGCTGCTGATGTAGCTTATCGCTACGCCAAAGATAAGCTCGAGAACGGAAACGCGCCTGCCACCACAAGCGAAGAAGACGCCTTTAATGAAGAAGATGCATAAGGAATTACATCATGCCTGACACAGCTTTTGACTGGGAAGATCCGGCAAATCCGGATCCATATGATCTATTATTTGACGAGGACCAGGCCCGTAAAGCCGCGGCTGCTGTCAAAATTTTCCAAGATGTTTCCGTTGGATCTACTAAAGAAAAAATGAAGGAGGCAGGTGAACAAGAAAGAACTTCCGCAGAGCAAGCCCAGCGTTTCAGCGAAAGCGACGAGGCGCGAGACTACTCTCAGGCCCAAAGAGCATATCGATATTGATATCTTTGATCAATGGGTGGACAATTTAGATTCACCTACTGAGCAAGCTTTTCGGGCGTTCTGTGCAGAAAACTACTCTCTTATCGAGTGTTATCTCTACGCACGTTTCTTGCGGTATAACGGCTGCATAAGTGGCTGTGATCTTTGGATCCAACAAAACTATCCCAAGCCTGATCACAGGAAAGTTTTGTTGCGTGAAATTGATGAGATGCAAGAAGACATTAGGAAATTAAGGGAAGACGTAGATAACGGTATCGTTAAGCGCGATGCAGGTGTCGCCAGGATTGCAGGCATGCAAAAAGAACTGCGTGGCACCATCGCACAAATGAGCTTATTCACCGCCAGCAGGGACCGCAAAGGCCTCTTAATGGCAGGTGCGGATCGTGCCATACGTGAACTACTTACTATCTTCAAGGACGACCCCATTGAGATCCCCCTGGAAGAAGCCTCAATGAGCGTATGGTCCCATATGCAGATGGAAGAGTAATCGTCTTAGAATAACGCAATGCAGAAGCCACCACCGCAGCCACCGCAATACGGTGAAAACATCGCTGGTCGAATGTTTGACGTTGCTCGTCAACTTCAAAAGAACCGCGAAGAATATGCTAGCGTGCGGCGACCAACACCCTTGGCGCAGAAAGTTTCTCAAGGCCAAGACGTGATAAATGCATTAACCAAAAAACAACAAGATGAGCAAGGACAAAACGCCTCTTCAACTCCTGGGACACCTCAAGAAGAACGAAGCGAAGAACAAGGACGGAAGCGAAATGTCCGACCAGGAGAAGAGGAAGGCCGCATTAGATAAAGCACATAAATACAAAAAACAAAACAAAAACAACAAAGACAAGTAATGAGGTAGCATTCAGTAATACACTGAATAATACCGATCGTGCCTGCATATCAGCATCTTGCATATCGACGCAACGCACAAGCTGCTGCCCGCCGGCAACAAATTCGTGTCCCCCGCAACCTTGAGACGCTACAGAAAGCAAGGGACGATTTTGGTTTCTTCTGTGATTACGTAGCTGATAAGCCACCGGCAGAACACCATAAAGAATGGCATCGTCACTTTGTGACTAATGAGGACAGCAGCTGTCTCATTAAAATTGCTGGCCCCAACGTAGACCTACTTGCGCCTCGTGGTTCCGCCAAGTCCACAGTCTTAGGTTTGTTTACTGCATGGGCTATTGGTGTGCACACCATGGCCAAGATGCCACTACAGATTCTTTACTTGTCCTATACGGTTGATATCGCACGTTCCAAGTCTGCAACCATTAAACGAATCATTGAAAGCAAGCGGTACCAGGAGGTCTTCCCGAAGGTACGTCTTCTTAAGAACGTTACCAGTAATGAGTACTGGTCTATTGATCACAAGTTTGCTTCTATTGATACCACTGGTGAAGAACAGTTCACACTGTGTGCGGCAGGTCTTAAAGGCTCAGTGACCTCAAAGCGTTCTCACCTAGTCATCATCGATGACGCCATTAAATCTGCGGCAGACATTTCCAACCCTGACATCCGTAAACAGATGCAGGACAACTGGAATGCTGTGATCGCACCAACCATGTTTGAAGGAGCACGTGCCATCTGCCTTGGCACCCGCTTCCGACATGATGACATTCACTCCACGACATTCAACCCGCAAAACAACTGGATGCAGATTGTGCTGTCGGCAATCTTGAATGATGCCAAGACAGGGGATGAGGTCTCGTACTGGCCAGATATGTGGTCACTGGACTACCTGAAGGAAAAGAAACGACAGGCGCCAATTGCTTTCTCTTTCCAGTACATGAACCAGGTGGTTCGACAGAATGAACTCTCCCTGGCACCAGAGTTAATTGTAAAAGCTGAGATTGCAACGGAGTTTGACACCCTTGCTGTAGGGGTCGATCTATCTGCTGGCACCAAAGAAAAGAACGATTACACGGTGATGGTTCTTGGCGGACGCATTGGCGACAGTATTCACATCATTGATTACAGGCGTATTCGCGTGATGGGTAACCTAGAAAAATTAGATGCCCTCAAAGAACTTCTCAATGATTGGTCAATCTTGGGTTGTGATCAGAACGGTAATTACTTCCCGACTTACTCAACGTGCGACATTTACTCAGAAGCCGTACAGTATCAAGCATCCCTGGAAGCCGACTTTAAACGTGTTTGCTTAAACGGAGAGAACTTGTACAACATTAACTGGCATGCCGTTAAAGGTTTCCGAGCGGATAAACTGGCTCGATTCCGTGGTTGTATGGGTATGTTTGAAGATCGCAAAATTATCTTTAATCGTTTCCGAAATTTCACTGCAATGTTTGAAGAGATGACTAACTTTGGTGTCAGCAGTCACGATGACTGTGTTGACGCTCTTGTGTGGCTAATCAATGGCTTGATGCGTAAAGGCAAACTTCAACTGGATTATTGAATTGTAGAATTGAAAAAAAGAATTTCCTGCTGTGGGACCAGAGTATGTAGCGATTGCGATCACTGCAGTGATATCGGCAATTACAGGCGGTTCCTGGACCGCCAATAAAATATTAGATCGACATCAAGAGCGTATTCAAAACACGCTGAAATATACTGACTCACAAAAGCGCAGGATTGATATTTTGGAAGATCAAATCAACCGAATGCCAATGGAGTACGTTCTTAAGGTTGACTTCCTTAGGGAGATAAAAGAAATGCATGATAATTTCCGCGAAATCAATAATAAGCTTGATAAGCTAATGGAAAAGCTTTTGTCCAAATGAGTTACATCCTTGAGGTCCAAGAAGACGAAAAC